AAAATCAAAAATTTAATTGATGAGTATATTAATGAAGCTGGAATAGGTGCTTTACTATCAAATGGAACATTCTTATATGAGTATCTTTATAATAAAAACTATAAATATACAGATTTTGACTTAAAGTTTAGAAAAAAAAGTACTCTTATTTGGAGTAATTCAATTCAATTAAACTTTAATGAAATACCAAAGAGTGCTGGGAGAATATCATGATAGATGAGGTTATAAAGGGTTTACCTTTACATTTTCAAAAGGAAAATACAATTAAATTTTATAAGACCTTGAAGCCTGTTATTGAGTACATAAATGCCTTAATAGAGGACTTAAAAAATCAAACATCACTATTAAAATGTTCAGGGATATTCTTAGATTTTATGGGGGAAAGATATGATGAAAAGAGAAATGGTCGAGATGATGAAACTTATAGACAAGCATTGATTATTAAAAAAATGGCACTTGATGGATTACCCAATACGGAGTTTTTACTTTCATTAACAAGAGAACTTACTAATAAAGAAGTTACAAAATTAAAGACCAGACCATTACAAGAAGTAGCAAGCCAGCTATTTAAAGTAAATATGGTTGATGACTTGAAAGTTATTAATAAAATGCCTGATTTAAATAAAGTTTGTGAAGCTGGGGCAAGAATGTATTGGGAACTTGAAATAATCAATAATAAAAGTAATAAATACTACTCATCAATAGTTGAGAGTATAAAAAAAATAGAGATAAAAGCTGATTTTAAACTAGATCAAACTATGAGGATAAATTCAGAATTGAATATAGCTCAAGGGATAGGGTTTACTAAGATAATTCAAATAGGAGGGACTACATAATGAGTTATTTTGAAGGCTTAAAGCTAACAAAAAAAGGTGAACAACTTCAAGCAAAGATAAATGGAAACTTATCTGAAACTTTAACTTTTACAAAAGCAAAGTTAGGAAGTGGTTCAATAACTTCAAATGATGAGATTAGATTCTTAACAGATGTAAAAGAAGAATGGGGAACAGCTAATGTTGCTAGTTGCAAAATACAAGGAGATGAAAATAATATAGTAGCTATTGAACTTCAATTTTCTAATGCTGGACTAAGAGAGGATAAAATATTTAGAGAAATAGGACTTTATGCAAGAGGCAATGAAGGAGATGAAATCCTTTATGCTTATGCAAATGCTGGAGATAAATATGATTATATTCCATTGATGAAAGATAGTCCTCATTCTTTTGTAATAGTTATTTATTTTAACATTACAAGTGGAACAAAAGTAGAGGCTAACATTGATTTACATAGTTATATAACACTTCAAGAGTTCAATGAAGGAATGAGTAAAAAAGTAAATAAAACTGATTATGCTTCAGCTGAGCAATATGGAATCGTTAAGTATGGAACAGAAGAAGGGACAGTGCTAGAAGGAAATAAGTTTACTCAGATGATGGGAAAAGATTATGGTGGGATATTAAATGAATCAGGATTAAAAACATCTGGTAAAGCATATTGGGATAATAATACAAGAAAGCTATATATTTGTAAAAATAATAATAGTGATATATCTCCAAATATTAATAATTATATTCCATTTGATAATGGTTCAATTCTTGAGAGATTGGAAAATTTATACACAACTAAAGAGGAAAAAACAAAGCTAAGTTTAGCACAAATTAATAATGTAGATTTGAATAATATTATAGAGCCAGGGTTTTATACTTCCTCAGGTTGGTCAAATAATATTATAAATATTCCAACTGAATTGAATCACAATGAGGGAAGAGCTTTTTATTTACTTGTTTTTTCGCTAGAAAATGGTGCTTACTGTCAACAGATTTTATATAGTTTCAAAGGACTTATATTTTTTAGAGCTAAAACAGGTGCTAATACTGGTTTTAACCAATGGAGAAAAATTAACTTAATTTAACCCAAGGTGTCCATGTATTTTCATCTTGAGTTGCTTGGTTAACTCTTGTATAAACTCCTGTTGAGCTTATATATATCTGAGTTTTTCTGCCAACATTAAAAGTTATCAAAGTTCCTATATTTGTATTATCTTGTGCTGGTTTATTTCTTAAAAGACTTCCTGACCAATGTTCTATCCCAATTAAACAGTCATTAAAAACTTCATTGCAATTTCCTGTGTTTTTAAGACTGATTAGATTTTCCAATCTATACAGATTCACTTATGATGAAATAAGTATCCTAATAAAAAATGAAAGGAGGAATAAAAAATGAAAACAATAAATTTTTATAAAGGTACAGAATTAAAATATTCAGTATATTCCAACAGTTTAGAAGATGTTAAAAATAATCCACTTAATTATTTTCCTGAATATACTGATGATATGTTCATAACAGATAAGAATTTTCAATATCCAATAATCAAGAATAATGAACTAATGGAAATGACAAGAGAAGAAAGAATAGAACAAGGGATAGAAACTCAACTAGAACCTGGTGAATTTATAAAAAATAAAAAACTTGTTAAAGTTCCTCAGCCGAGTAAATATCATTTTTGGAATAAGGAGAGTAATAAATGGGATTTAGATCTAGAAGGTTTAAAACATATTAGAAGAAGAGAATTTAGACAAGTTTTGCTAAATAAAATTTATGCTGATTTTGATTACAATGGAAAAATCTTTCAAATGGGTGAAGCTGATGAAATCAACTTCTTAAGAGTAAAATCAGCAATAGATATAGCAACAACAAGCAATGATCCAAAAGCAATTATAGAAGCTGTTAAATATTTAAAGGTGGAAGTTCCAGCAGGTTTTGAAGAAAAGATAAAAACAATTATAAAAGATAAGACAACATTATCAGAAGTAATTCAAAATTTAAAAATTAATTGGAGATTAAAAGATAATTCAGTAGATTCTTTTAGTTTTGGAGAGATTAATCATATATATCTATTGTGGATATTAAGAGGAACTGCTGCACAAGAGGAATACACGGCAATAGCAACCAAAACAATGAAAGCTAAATCTTTAGAAGAATTGGAATCTATTGAATGGAAATAAAAGGAGGAAAAAATGGGAAAGTTCAGTAAAAGAAGTTTAGACAATCTTGCAGGGTGTCATCCAGATTTAGTAAAAATAGCAAATCTTGCTATACAGAGAATTGATTTTACTATAATTGAAGGACATAGAACAGCAGAGGAACAGAGAAAAAAAATTAAACAAGGTTTTTCAAAAATAATGAATAGTAAGCATTGTGAAACACCTAGTAGAGCATTTGATTTTATTCCATATCCATTTAAACAAGAAGATTGGAATGATACAGAAAAATTTAATGAAATTGGAGAAGTTCTTTTAGAATGTGCAAAAGAATTAGGAATAAAAGCAAGGCGTGGAGCAGATTGGAACTTAAATGGAAGTACAAAAGATGAAGTTCAAAGAGGAAGTTATGATGGACCTCATTTTGAATTATTATCTGATGAAGAATTAAAAAAAATCAAAAAATAGGAGGAATAAAAATGGATAAACAATTATTATGGAAAGTATTGGAAACATTGGTAGCAGGGGTAGTATATTTTATATTAAAATGGAGATACAGAGGAAAAGAAGCTGTTGTAAAAGAAGTAGTAGCAGCTGAGGTTAGTTTTGAAGGGAAAGGATTGGGAGCTTTAAAGAAACAAGCAGTCCAAGAATTTGTTTCAAAGTTACCAGCTAAACTTCGTATTTTTATCAATGAAAAAACTATTGAAGATGCTGTACAAGAACTACAACCTTTCTTTAAAAAGCTAAAAGAATCCAAAAAATAGGAGGAAAAAATGGAATTAAGTCCACTACTAACTGAACCATTAGCAGATAATAAGTGGATTTTAAAAGAAGAGTACAAGTATGAAGTAAATGGTTTCGTTATAACAGTACCAAAAGGTTTTATTACTGATTTGGCAAGTGTCCCTAGAATTTTATGGGTATTTTTTCCACCATTTGGCAAATATACTAGGGCTGCAATCATTCATGATTACTTGTACTCTGAATTAAATGATACTTTTATAAATCGTTATTGGGCAGATAAAATATTTATTTTTATTATGAAAGAGCATGGAGTATCAGCTTATAAGAGAGTTTCAATGTATCGTGCCGTAAGGATGTTTGGAGAACCCTCTTGGAAAAGAAAAATCAAAAATGAAGGCTATATTGAACAAGCCATTATAGACCATACAAAAGAGGCTATAAAATATAATAAAGAGATGAAAGAAAAATTAAAATTATAGGTGAGGGAAATGGAGAAAGAAAAGGGGATCATAAAGTTTGGAATAATTGTGGGGAGCTATTTAAGTTATTTTATAGGTGGTTGGAGCATATCTATGGAGGTAATGTTTATATTTATGGCTTGTGATTATATTACAGGTTATTTAAGGAGTTTACTTAAAAAGAAATTATCCTCTAAAACCGGGTATAAGGGCTTAATTAAAAAAACTGGATATATATTTGCAGTAGTAGTTGGAGCTGCACTAGATAGGCTAATAATAGCAAATAACTTAAATGTTCCTATAACTATTCTTGGATTTCCTATTTCTTTCAAAATTATGATGATTTGTAGTGTAGTAGGAACAGAAGGAATAAGTATAGTAGAGAACCTCAAAGAAATGGGATTAATAGTGCCTTTTCCTATAAAGAAACTATTTAGACAGCTAAAGCAAGATGATACAAATGAAAATATAAAAAATAAAGAGCCTTAAAAGCTCTTATTTTTATTTTTTAAGTCTTGACATTTTATCATTTTATTTTAAAATAAAATTATCATTTCAAATTGAAATTTTTATCAAATTGTTTTGCGTCTTACAGGTAGCTATTTATGTATTTCTATATTAGAATTTAAATGTTGATGAAATAGAATTTGAAGAAACAGAAGATGGAATTTATGTATTTCTATATTAGAATTTAAATACCCTCAACAGTGATAGGAGCATTACACAATATTTGATTTATGTATTTCTATATTAGAATTTAAATGGATTAATTCCAGCCATTTGTGAACTATCATAGATAATTTATGTATTTCTATATTAGAATTTAAATTGTAGTACAAAAATCAGTGTCTAAATAAATTATTTCCAATTTATGTATTTCTATATTAGAATTTAAATACTTTTTCTTTTTTATAATAACTTTCTTATTTCCAAATTTATGTATTTCTATATTAGAATTTAAATAATAAATCAAGAATATTCCAATCTTTTTTACTAGAAATTTATGTATTTCTATATTAGAATTTAAATCAACTCAGGCATAAAAGAATGGCTATACACATAAATATTTATGTATTTCTATATTAGAATTTAAATGTTAAAGAAGAAAAACCTGAAAATAAATTTATCACAATTTATGTATTTCTATATTAGAATTTAAATGAAATATAAAAATAGATAATGTTCTTAAATATTGTTTATTTATGTATTTCTATATTAGAATTTAAATTATGAAAGACCGAAAACTGTAACAAGTAGTAATAAAATTTATGTATTTCTATATTAGAATTTAAATCATCGTATTTGCTTCAATTACAACATCTTTCTTTAAAATTTATGTATTTCTATATTAGAATTTAAATATAACTGAAAATATTATTAATTCCTTAAAAGATAGGATTTATGTATTTCTATATTAGAATTTAAATTGCAGAAAGTTCATCAGAAAGTAAAGTTTCATAATAACATTTATGTATTTCTATATTAGAATTTAAATTTAAAAAAGAACAGTTTAGCATTAGAAGGTGCTATAATTTATGTATTTCTATATTAGAATTTAAATGATCAATTAAATTGTATAAAAAAATTAAAAAAATTTAAATTTATGTATTTCTATATTAGAATTTAAATCAAGGAACAAGAGTTGTAGGAACTTATGATTCAAGTGATTTATGTATTTCTATATTAGAATTTAAATTCTCTTTCATTGATACAAACTTTTGCTCTATCTCTTTTATTTATGTATTTCTATATTAGAATTTAAATATCGTTTAAAATTTTGAACTTATCAGCTGGAGCAAATAATTTATGTATTTCTATATTAGAATTTAAATAAACGAGATTTTTCAGGCTTAACAGCTACGACATATAATTTATGTATTTCTATATTAGAATTTAAATGGAGAAGAATTGCAAGAGCAATTGAAAGAAATGATTATTTATGTATTTCTATATTAGAATTTAAATATTCTTGTCTCACATTATCCCAAGTGTGATATTTGCATTTATGTATTTCTATATTAGAATTTAAATCTGGTTGAGCTAATCTTATATTTTCAGTATACTTTGATTTATGTATTTCTATATTAGAATTTAAATTACCAAGCTTAATTGAATAATCTAATTGAAAATCAATTTATGTATTTCTATATTAGAATTTAAATGGAGAGATAGTATTGACACATTAGGAGTTGAAATAATTTATGTATTTCTATATTAGAATTTAAATATCATCTTCATTATCATAACCAAGAACTTTTGTATTTTATTTATGTATTTCTATATTAGAATTTAAATTAAGGATTATATAACCATTGTAAAGAATGAGGCACTGAATTTATGTATTTCTATATTAGAATTTAAATATGAGCTACAGTAGTTTGAGAAAGTTTTGATAACAATTTATGTATTTCTATATTAGAATTTAAATGAGTTAAAAATTCTTGAACTTGCTTTCCATTCAGATTTATGTATTTCTATATTAGAATTTAAATCAAAAATTACAAAATTTAGAAAGTTATATGAAAGCATTTATGTATTTCTATATTAGAATTTAAATTTTTTTGCAAGAGTTTGATTTTATAGTTAAAAACCCTAATTTATGTATTTCTATATTAGAATTTAAATCATTCATCTTTAAAATTCTATCTAAATATTCTTCTAGATTTATGTATTTCTATATTAGAATTTAAATTAAAAGAAGTTACAGCATCAGTAGTAAAAATAAATATTTATGTATTTCTATATTAGAATTTAAAGACAGAATTTCTCTGAACTTGTGTCTGAAAGTTCTTTTCATTT